GGATCTGGTAAAAGATGGCTTTTTAAAAATATTGGTACTCAAATGCAACCTAATTATATAGTAGATAACAATATTCTTAGATCTCGTTTGGATGAGAGACTAATTTTGTGTAAGCAAGGACTTCGAATTGAGTCAAGAAATTTTTCTTCACTCAAGGATGAAAGAGTTGGATATTATAAAATTAAAGACCCTAAATCTAGACATTTTTCAATTTTTCCTACTGACTATACTATACTTTCTCGTAGATATTTTTTAGATTTTGTGGAACATTTTTATACTAATCATCTAAAATTTTTTAGTGCTGTTGGTATTGATGTGTATTCACAAAAATGGACTGAACTTGTTAATCGTTTGCTTTCAAATTCTGATGTTGGTTTTGCTGGTGATTATAAATATTATGATGGTAAGTTAATACCTAAAGCTATGTCAATGGCTCTGGATATGATACATTATTTTTATCGTAATGAAGATAATCATGAGGAAAATACACTTATTCGTGAAGTTTTATTTAATGAAATGGTTCATACAATAGAACAAACGGGTAATGTACTTTGGGCAAAACATGGTGGAAATCCTTCTGGACATAATTTAACAACCGTTGTTAATTCAATAGTTGGTGAAATATATTTAGCTTCTGCTTGGCTCAATCTTGCTCCTCCCATATTTAGATCAATGAAATCATTTAATGAAAATGTATTGCGTTTTGTTTATGGTGATGATAATATTGTCTCTGTTAAACGTGATGCCCTAGAATTTTATAATATGGATTCATTTTCTAAATATATGATGGATAATCATGGAATCACCTATACCATGCCTGATAAAATTTCTGAAATATCAACTTTCCAGAAAATTATGGACATGTCTTTTCTCAAATGTAAGATTCGTAAAGATGGTATGATTTATCATGCTATGCTTAGTGAAAATTCTATTTATGAAATGTTAAATTGGACTCGTGAATCGTTAGATAATTGGGCTGCAACTTTAGATAATTGCAACACAGCTCTTAGATTTATGTGGTTCCATGGTAGAGAAAAATTTTATGATCTTAGAAATAAAATAGCTAGTGCCCTTTTAGAGAAGGGTAAAAATTTTGATTTATATACTTATGACTATTTAGCTTCTTGTTATTTAGAAAATGGCTCATTATCTGCTGTTATTGATAAAGAAAAGTTTTATAATATTGCTCAAGGAGATGATATTTCAACTTCTGAAACGATTTCACATGTTGAAGGTGCTCCAACTGTTGTTGGGACAACTAATTCTGTGAATAGTGTTTCTTTTGTTGAGACAAAGGATCCTGTCACAAAAGAACGTGACAAATCAATGAATAATTTGAAATTCGACATGAATATAGCTCCTGATGATCCTTGGGATGCTAAGAAAGTTCTTGGCAAACCAATGAGAATTGGAACTTATTCATGGCCTTCTAGTGCTGCAATTGGGACGGTC